AGGTTTGGTTTTCCATATTATTTATATGTTAATTTACTTCTCGACTTTATTCGTATTCCCGTTGTCTTGTAATTGGGGTTTCGACTTTCTTTATTTTACTAAATATTTCTTTCAGTTTTTTAATTGCCAGTTGTCTTGCTTCTAATTCAATTAATTTATCAACTCCTGTAATCGTAGAACTATCATTCAAATCAGTTATCTTTTCATTAATTAAATCTCTTAAAGCGTCTCCTAAACTAGAGTTAGCTAAAGCTTTCAGCGATTTTTCTCTTACTTCTGCATTCATACAGTTTGTTGCATAGGAGTCATTCCTTGCATAGGTGCTGGTCTTGAAACACCGCCTCCTACTGGTTTAGTTGGCATTAAGTTTTCTGTTCCTGTTTGTTGAATATCTGGTTCAAAATCTACTATTGATGCTCCACCTGCTTCAAGCCATCTAGCAAAGAACTTCTTTTTAACTGGGTCGGTAAGTAATGTTGGGTCAACTGTTACTGCTTGTAATCCCGCAAACATTGTCTGTGCCCATACAGAAGTATCTTTCTGTTCGCCTGTAATCAGAATGTTAATCTTATACTTTAAGTTCTTGTAATATTCCTTTGGTATTGTTAATAGTATTTCTTTGCCTTGTTTTACTTTTTCTTCAATAGCCGCTTTTATTGCATCATATTGAATATTACTTGGAAGTTTGGCTTTTCTTTTTAAGAAGTCAAATAAAGCATTTCTACTTTTCTGTTTAATCATCATACCCCTGACTTTGTCTAAATCTTCACCTGCTATCCTTAATACATGCTCACCTGTATTTTCTTTTTCAAATTGCGGGATAATAACTTTAAACAAATACTCTTTAATATCAAGGGCTAAATCTTCTCTTAATTGGTCAAAATGTGAACCAGCCATTGAAGCAGCTAATCTAGCAGAACCCAATGGTGTTCCTGCTGGTAATCTTTCTCCCTGCATCACATCATAACTAAATGTTAATTCGTCTCTATTCTTTAGCCATTTATTAGTTGCCATTTGGAAGTAAGTAAGATTTCTTTCAGTCATATCAACAGGAAGTATTGGCTCACCGCCATTATCTAACACTTGTCCATCAACTACATCTCTATTTAAGTTAATGTTCATCTTTTCGCCTGATGATTGCCATACGTGTAATGCAGCATAGTAATCTCCTTTTGACTCTAGGTTAGAAATCTCATTCAATCTTAATTGTGGTTCAAATAATGTTTCTACTACTCCAACTCCAAGCCATCTGCCTGGAATCTTTAATCTATGAAACTCTGTATAAGGATGTTTTTCTATTGCCGTCTTTTTTAAGAATACTCCAAGATATGGCGACATCTGTCTAGTAAGTTTGTCTAGCTTATCAACTCCCACATCTGCTATGAAATACTTACTATACTGATAGTTATCTTCTTCTATCTCCCCATACCTTTCATAAACAGCAATATGGGTAGAATTTCTCATCTGCCTGAATTCTTTAATAGTTTTTTCTATATTTTCCCATCCTTGTTCTTTTCCTACCTTTCTAAATTCTGTTGGGGTATAAAGATGCTTCTCTATAATATATGCTGAGTCGTCTAAATTGTCTGCATCTTGCTCAACTACAAAATTCCTCAAATCTACAAAGTGAGGAATTCCTTTTATTGTCTTAACAACAACAGTTCCGAATTTGGGTCTTTCATCAAATATTCTATTTAAGACTTTTCCAAATCTTTTATCCTTCATCCAAAACTTTAATATAGAAGAACTTTTTGTTTCCTTCTATATCTACATCACCATTTGCAAATTTAGAATTAAGATAACGATATATTTTTTCTATTGTTTTTTTCTGATTGAAATAAACGCCTTCAACAATAGTTATTTCAGTATCTTCATATTCGCTGATTTCTTGCTGAATTTGTTTAAGCATGTTGTTTCATTTGTTTAATTCTTTTTTTAGCGGCAGATTTAGACTTATAAAGCTTTGGGAATATCCTTCCTGTTTTGTGTGATTTAATCTTAAATCCGCCTTTTCTACGCACAAGCATTTTTATTTAGTTATTTCTAATATCTCGTCTGCTAGTTTATCAAGAACTCCCTCTTCACGAGTTCCTCTTGGACTAACATCCCAAGCTAAAGTAGCTCTCCTTAATACATCAAGGACTTTAACTTTTTTATCTACTTTTGTTTTTTTAGGCATATTCAAATGTTCTTTTAGGGTAAATTATTGTATCTCGACTTTTAAATTGTTCTACTTCTTTAGGGGAATAGTTCCAGAACGCTAACATTGTAGACAAAACATCATCATCGTGAAAGTTTCTTTGAGCCCCAGCCCCCTTTTGACGTGCGTGGTCTGACCATATAAAGGTCTTAAATTCATTGATTGTCTTTTCATCATATATCTTTGGAAAACCTTTTTTTAATAAATCTTGAAAGTGTGATATTAGGGCTTGTTTTGATTGATAGTTAGTATTAAAGCCCAGTTTTTCTGTTTTATGTTTGGTCCTATATTCAAATTGTGTTCTTTTGTATATTCTTAAATCTCTTATTCCCAGTATTAGTGCCGCCCCTGCTGCATTACTTTCTGGGATAATTAAAGGCTTTTGATATTTATAATATAGGAACTTAACTTTTTCTATTAAGGCAGGTATTGGTATCTTACCATTAAACTTAGCCACTTTTCTGCCCTCGCTTGATATAACTGTGATACTACTTGGGTCAACTGAACCTTCTGATGGGTCAACCCCCATTCTATATTCAATCCGTTGTTCTAGTTTAGGTTTTTCATATATTTCACAACCTTCTTCCATTAACAAAGGTTTTCGTTTCATCTTTTCAAATCTCAATATGTGTTCTGGTGAAAATACTGCTTTATCTGTTAATACATCTGGTGACCATTCTCCATAAACATATCTTCTAACAAACCTTTTATCTTTAGCTAGTTGGGACTCTATATAGTCATCAGGCAAGTTATCTTTGTTATCAAGCATTGAACCCTCATATAGCTTTGTATTAGGTCTGGGATTAGCCTTAAACCAGTCATAAGCCCAGAAGTTAGCAGGGTTAGTGGTCATATTGCCTTGTCTAACTGGAACCTTGCGTCTCATACGCGTGTCTAACGTATTGAAAACCTCATATTCTATTTCTTCTAGTTGGTCTATAAAGAACCCTCCGATATTTATACTTTTTAACTTCTGCTGGGCTTTCTTAATATCACTCATTGAACCCTGTTGTAAAGCATCTAGCCCAAATAATATAATCTGTGATTTATTCTTAAAGTTAATAACTGCATCTTTAACCCTATGCTTATACCAGCTTTGTGGCATCAATTCAAATAAATCTGGTAAAATAGCACGTTCTATATCTGATAATGTTCTTCTGCCTAAAACTAATCTATTGCCAGGAAAACACATACAACTTAATATCAGCTTGATATATAGTGCAAGTGATTTGCCACTTCCATAGCCGCCGCTATACAGACAAAATCTATCTTTGAAATTACTTATGAAATCTTTTTGAGTCGGGCTAAAAACATACTTCTTGCTATTAAGAATAATTTCATCTAATTCAATATCTCCCTTAGTTAAGCCCCTACCTAATTCTTCAAAATCCTTCACTTCTTTGTTACTTTTATAATAACATCACTAGCTTCAAACTCTGCTGACTCTGTTGGTGCTAAACGCCCTAATATGCTATCTAATGCTTTATTAGAAGCACCCTTATCTTTATCTTGTTCAGCATTCCTTATTTGTAAATCCGCCAAAGCATCAAAAGAAATCTTATCTTTTAATACATCAGCGTACTTCTCTTTTAACTTCTCATAAGTCTTGCTCCCTTCTACTCTTGTTCCGTGAAATGTATTTGGGTTCATATCTCCTGCAATTAAAGACTCGGCTTGAGATTTACCTTCAATCTCCCTAGCCTTAAAATATAGTTTAGATTTTTTTCTATTAGTTATAGGTCTTGACATTGTTCCTGTATAATACAGGTGAGTTTAATTGTCAACTTTCTTATCCTCTTTATCCTCTTTA